CATGTTTATGGACGAGATCCATTCCGATGATAGGAACTACTACTAATGATAAAGATAGAAATCCAAGTGACCATGAATTATCCATGGTGTGTCTAACAAATAATAAAATATGATGTGTCATCCTGCATATGCCATCGAAGGTACGTAAGCAATCATTGCTACAATTAATATCAACCACCATCCTTGTAGTAGATATTTGAATTTAAATGTTTTTGATTTGTCCATTATCAATATCCTATGGTTTGCAGTAGTCAATAAAATGAGGATGCGCTCTTAGGAGAGCTACATCCTCTTTTAAATTCTCTATGGCTTCATGTACGTCCATCGCATACCCACATATTTCGTGGTGAATATGTTGCTTGTCGTAATAACCAATTGTGTAATGCTTTTGTTGAGTCAGGGGCATGATCTTTCAATCCCATACTAAATTTATATAGTATATCACATAAGTATTAATACGCAATTGTGTGTTGACTTACAAACACTATTATAATGTTCCCCAGATAGCTACTTCATCCCATTTAGAATTAGGTGCAAGAGATCTAAAAATAGTAGAGCATACTCCCATAGCAACCTTTGATCCACTAACAACAATACTGTCATTAGAGGTATCATAATCTATTAGTTGAATACCTAACTTAGATAACTCCTTGCTTCTTTTTGTGTAGTTTTTAAAATTAAAATTACAGTGGTTGATAATGATATCACCGTTCTCACAATGCTCTACCAAATCATTAATTGTTTTATCAATATTTTCTGGTGGTAGATTAATCATAAAAACAGCAGGAATTTTTCCAGCACCAGTATGTACTTTTCCATCATGATGGATTACTTGTGAAAGATATTCTAGTGTAGTAGTACATCCACTAAGATCTCCTTTCTCATAATATTCTTGGGTCTTATCATAATCATTTGTATAACCCCATACTTCAATATCTTGTTTCATTATATCAGAGGATATTCCTCCAATAATTCCTATAAGTCCTACTTTCATGCACCCTTTACGTGAACAACACCAGTCATACCTGCGCCCTGATGAGGACCACAGAAGAAGTTATAATCTCCTGCGTCAGCAAATACAACGTCCTGTGATTCTCCAGGAGCAAACAATAGTGCTTCTCTAGAAAGATCTGGACGTGCCTCAACAATAATATTGTGGGGAGGTAGTGATTCATTGATAAAGTGAACGGTGTCACCAGCAGAGATTGTGATCTCATTCGGTGAAAATGCTAGGTTGCCATTAGCACCCATTGCTACATCTACTGCCCACACTGGAGCAGCAAAAAATAACACAACCAGAAACGTGATTAAAGCTTTCATTTTGATACAGAATATTGTTCTTGATATGTTTTGAGTTTTTCAATCAACTCGTGGTATTCATCCCACATGTATTCAGAACCTGTCTTGTCCTGATAGACCTGACATGCTTTGATTAAACGGTGTACATCAGTCTCGTTAAGCCGCATGATATTCTCAAAACTCATAGTATAATTATAGTTCTAGTAATTGATATTCCTTTATTTTAACATACATTTAACAAGTATGTCAGCAATTCCAAGCACGTAATGATTTTGATAGGCGATCATCACCTGTGTTATTAGATTTTTTCTGCCTCTTTCTCATGCCTTTCATTCGAGCGCAGAAGGATTTCCTACGGGGATTTCCAACCTTTTTGCTTGGTGCCTTAAGGTCTGATCCTGGATTTTCCTTTTCATAAGACTTTCGTCCTTTTTCATTGAGTCCTCCTGACTTTTTCTTTCCTGACTTTTTGGTCCAGGCTGCTCCTTCGAGCACTGATTCTTCAAAGTTTTTGACGGCGTACTTGTCCCAGTATTCAACTCCGAATCGACAGACTGCTCTAGTCTCCCACTTTTCACATCCAGGGCAGTAACGTTTTTCTGCTGCTTCGGTGATGTCAATACGTAGTTGTTTAAAGGACTTCATATTTATGAATCCGACTCTTCTTGTTTATTTATTTGCTTCAGCATCTTTTGCAGATCTGCTGTGCTACCAACAAATAAGTTGTTTGTGGTCTTTGTATTCACAGAGTTTTTTGTAGGAGCATCGAGATCCTTCATCTTCTTCTGTAGATCCAGAAGTTTATCTGTGGTGTCTGCTACCTGCTTCATGGCGTTCACAGCGACTTCATACGCTCTAGGGTGCCCTGACTCCTGTGCAACCTCTAACGCCCCGTTGAACGCCTCCTGACCCTTGTCTATGAGGTTGTATAGTTGTGCTCTGGTATAATCATAATCTTTATCCTGGTGATCCTGCTCTTGTTTCTTGGGAACAGGCTTGGATGGTTGTGATTGTTCAATTGCATTATCTTCTTTTTCGACTTCGATATCAAAGATATCTTCCATGTTCTTTTCAAATTCTTTCATAGCAATTCAATTCCCTCATTAAATCCGAAGTCATCTGTACTGATAACAAGTGCATCGTCAGCAGCATTGATTACACCATCAGCATTTTTATCTTCCAATGCTTTAGGTGTGTATGAAAGTTTTGTATTTCTGTTGTCTGGCGAATCGTTCTTGTCTCCAATTGATTCGTATACAATTGCTTTCTTGATAACACCTGCTTTGGTGAATGGACCGTAGATATAAGATCTGGCAGTAAAGTTAAGAGTCCATACAATACTTCTTCTATCTAAAAAATCACCATCCCATTCATCTTCATAGTTGATACCATTTAAGTTGATAGCAACGTCTTTCTTTTCTCCCATTTCAGGGATCATATTCAATGTAATATTGAAGTTAGGTTGGAAGTATGGTAATATCTGTTCAAGAATTTGCAGACCATCATCTTGAGACTTGGCAATGATACCTAGCTCAAACTCTATGTTATAAGGCACTGGTACATATTGTACAGAAAGAGATTCTCCATCAGAATCAATAGTCTTCTTGAGACGTTGAGTAGGAGCAATTTTTCTAGTAGTGTCGTATGTAATATTAGTCATATCAAAATACAGACGAGGTACAGTAATTGCTACTTTATTAGTAACGTCTGGATTTTGCTCTATACGTGTTAGAAATTTTTGCTTGGGTCCATAAGCAAGCGGGACTTTTTCTGCTTCTAATATTTCCCCAGTAGAAGGATCTTTCTTTCTAATTTCAATATTATTGAATAGTGTACCGAAACCGATAACTGTTTTTCTAATCGCTTCGTTATAAAAATGTGGTCCTAACATCAAAATTCACCAGTAACGTTGCCATACTCTCCGAATGGATTCACTTCAGTAAAATCAAGTAAATCATTACCTGTAGTCTCAATGTATTTATTGTCGGCGTACTGGACGTTTTCTAGTGATAGATTATCTACAGTGACACTGTTCTGTACTGTTCCGCTAGTACCACCAGTGATAGATTCTCCTGGTGTAAAATTACCATTCCTATTAATAAGTTTGAGTTCGTGAGTATCTCTATCCCAGAACGATACTTCTGCAGTAGTTCCTGTGGTTCCACCAGTTACAATCTCGCCCAATGAATAATGAGTTGTTGCATCAGTATCCATAGCAAGAGTAATTGAAGGAGCAAAGATCTCTTCGATGACATCAATCTCTTCGATGCCTGTCTCGAACTCATCATTACCAAGCTCGTAGATTTCTGCAGTCATCGTGTAGATATAGTTCTTACCTAGCTGGTAGAACGGTGCTTCTCTTTCTACAAACTTGATCTCATATAGATCATTAGTAAGTGGTAGATAGATAAGGTCTCCCTCATTAGGTCTGCCATCTACAGTTGTAACATCAGCAAACTCTTGGAATACCTGACTCCATCTGTTCTGTGATACCACCATCGTGATCTCATCGGTGATACGTAGACCAAACTTACTAATGAATTCAGACGGCGATCCAAATCCCTCAACATTAATCAGTAGCATTTCAATCATGTATTGAGTATTAAACTCGGAATACAAAATGTCATTCAATGCTACATCTTTAATCATCTTCCGAGGAAGATAGTAGACATCACTACCGAACAATCTAATCTGCTCATCCACTAAACTTTGGATAAGTGATTGCTCTGTACTAACACCACCGTGTTGAGGAAAGTAAATACTTTTCATCCGATCATATCCATTGGGGGAAGTTCATAGTAAGAAGAACTCTTCTCCATGAGAGCATCAATTTCTTTTTGTGCATCTTCAAACAACTGTCTACCATTGAGTGATACACCACCAGGCAGCTGTACGTTGTTGAACTTGATTAGGTTCTGACCCCACTGTCTCTTGATCAGTGCAGTTAGATATTGCTTAACAAAACTATCGTTATATACTTGAGTAAAAGTTTCTGGATTAAGATAACGTTGACAATCAATCAACAAATAATTACCTTCAATCATTCTTGCTTTATCAATATCAAGATACAACCTGTCTGATCTTTGATTAAATCTATACTGAACCAATGATCCAGTCTGGACAATCATGTCAAGTGTCTCAAAATATTGCTTGAGCATATAGTAATTTGACATATCAAAATTACCAAAAGCAAATCCTGATGAGAACGAAAAGATGTCCATCAGGAAGTATTGGTTATTCATACCAAAGAGATTGTTTCTCGCAAAGTTAGATGAGATACCCATCACTTTGGAGATGCCAACTATATGTTCTGGAATTTCAATAAAGTTTTTTCTAGTTGCCCAGGTAGATGCATCAGGAGCTGGTGTTGATGAAATTT